CACGCGCTCTTGCGTACTGTCCGCCTTACGTGTAAGGATAAGCGCGCTGCCTGTCCATTTTTTAACGCCATCCGACACCATACGCTCATACAGCTTAGCCTTAATCGTGTCCTTATGTTCGGTTAAGGCCTTAATGCTAACCTCGATATTGGCGAGTTCCTGCGCCATACCTGCACAATCATCGGGCAATGGCTCTTCTTTCAGTCCATCATCCTTCGGGAAGTATTTATCACGCAATGGTGTTGGGTCTTCACCTGCCAAGTACGCCTTCATGATGGCGGTACAAGCAGCCTTTGGAATGCGTTCCAACTCCATAAGCTGCGGCTTACCATACTGCGCTTTTGGCAGCCACACAACATACAGTTTGCCCACCTTCTTGCCGCGGTTGTTCTTCTCGAACAATGCGGCATATATGGACAATTGTAAGGTGACGTTCTGCACGTGTATCTTAGACGTGCATTTGATGTCTCCTAGCGTATAAAGGCCGTCCGCATCGGGTTCGAATACTTTGTCGATGCTTGATGCTATGGCTGCGCCATCGTCGACAAGGTACTCGCTTTCCAAGGTCTTCAAACCTGCATCCGTCAACAGGCGGATGTACCCCTGCACCTCCTCCATATCGTCGCCCACGCCCATAGCGTCGTATAGCTCACACTTAGCGTGGACAAGGCTGCCATGTTCTGCGGCCGCATTGAGGATATGTGCTGGTATGTCTTTATATGTGTCGGGAAACAGCCATTTTACGATAGCTGTAACGCCGCCAAGTCTTTTATCACCTAACGTGTAGGTGTGCGCGGTAGGGTCGAATACTACCGCACTTTTTTTCAGTTCTAATTTAGCCATATTATTTTTATTGCATTTCTTTCAATTCCGCCTGCTTAGCCACACAGGCGTCAATAAATTGTTTACACCCCCCTAGTTTGAGATTGGCGTTATAAATGGCTATCAACTCCTGCCTCGTCTTAGCCTTATCAACTTGTGACAACACTTTCTTCAACGCCTCATAATCAGCGTTTGGCTGCGCTGGCTGCGGCGATGCTTGTTGTTGTGCTTGCTGCGCTACTTGCTGCTGGGGCTGTGGCTGCTGTGCAGCACCGAACGTAAAGCGTACACTTCCCTTATCATCCTTAATGACAAGGCGCGAAACGTTCCTGTTTTCGTCGTAGGCTATATCGCTAACGTGAAACTTCACGCGCGGTTGGCTCTTCCCGTAGGCGTTCGCCTTCCACTCATTCGGGTTTAAGTTGACCCAGACGAATGGGCAAGAATACAACTCGCGGCCAACACCCCAGTTAAAACATGCACGTTTGAACGCATCGGATGCACGTCCTTTCTCCTTCTCCGTGTTGCTCTCCGTGCCGACATCTTGCTTGCCAACCCATTCACCCTTCTCGTTTCTGATTGAGACAGTACAGAAGAGTTGGCCGTCTATCAACTCGTGTTTGCGCTGCCAGTTCTCCGCGCCCACAACCTCATCAAGTAGGCGCATGTCTACACGCGCATCTTTGTACATCAGAAGGCTAACGCCCTTATCCGTAACAGTGCCGACACGACACTCTATCTCGTCGGCGCGCAAAGTTCTAAATTCATATACCATAAGCTTTTATTTTTGGTTTAAATACGTGGACATTGTGGAATTGAACCACATCGGCCTATGCGTTCCCGTGCCTTAGACGCTCCGCGCTACCATTCGCGGACAGCTAGATGTCCATAAAAAAGCGCGCACGACCTCACGGCCACGCGCGCTACGATTTCCAAAAAACAATTATACTACATACTACCTATGAAAAACACATGAGTTTACTTGCTGACGCGGCGGAATTGAACCGCCCAGACAAATCACTTGTCCGCACTCCTGCTGCGCCAAAACAAAAATAAAACAAACTAAAACAAAAATCTATCGTTAACCCTTATTCAATCTTTTTACGCTTAAAGCCACGACGGCCACAGCGACAAGCGACACAAGCGGATGATGTTCAAACAAGAACCCACCTACCATCATGCCTATGACGATGGTGTGGGTTAGAATAACGTCACGCCTTGTTATGCGCTCGCCCGATATTCGGGAAAAGAACACGCTGCGGCTATTCAGCCAGCTGATTACCTTAGTCCTCATAATTATTCTTGTTATACGTCCGTCATAACGAACAACATTCGATATGGCGGCCGTTAGGTTATTAGGTTTCGTTTTTCGGCGTGAAACACTCTCAAAAGCCGCCCATTGATTGTTTATACTCGCCAACCTGTACGAGTGAAATTGGATGTCTATGCCATCAACCATTCTAGCTTGATGATACCAAGGTGCTAGAATACCCCAGATTGTTCCACCCCTCCTGGGGGCAAACAAAGGAATTAAACCAACCTCACGTTGTTTCCATCAAAACTTTTGAGTATCAGCCCAAAAGTGCTTTTTGGAAACACTATGCTAGTGCGGTTATATCCATCGCTAACGCCGATTTGCCCGTCGCGGTTCAAATCGGTAAGATAGCTTATGAACTTATCCACCCAATCTCCAAACATCGGCTTTATCCACCTTGTCTGAACATCGTCTGGCACACCAACCGCCCATCCGCAACCCCAATACAGCGTTAGGACTATATAGTCATCATCATGACCATATAGGCTAGCCGTTATATAGGCGTTTATTGGCTCGACGAAGTCGGTTAACCCCATACGCTTAGCCCTACGCGAAAGCCAATGCGTAACGTACATACAATGTATATACATGGAATTTCAAATTTTAAAACTGCCCCGACTTTGTAGGCAGCTGGGCAATTGATTGCCACTCCTCTTTTTACGCGTGAGTTCGCGTGGCTGCATTAGGCCGCATCGACCCTTTAAGGCTACCCACTCTTCTAGGTCTCCCCTAGCTACTGGCCAGGGTGGTAGCCGCCTTTTCAGGCTCTCCGCAGTGGTACGACGTTACATGCGGATGAATGCATCGCGTTGACCGCTCACCATATCCGTTCGGACTTAGGTTTCTTTGCAATTACCGCCCCTCCCAACGCCGAGTGACGAACCACCGCATTGCGGTGGAAGTTACTATGAAGATTACAGGACTGATATACGCGCACATCTGTCAACTGCACGCGCATTTCTCAATACGTCCGCGGCGTTTATCCGCCAACGGCCGTTTTGGGCGGTATCGTTCCCTTTGATGGCGCGAACCTTACCTGCCCTTATCAGATGTTCAAGCCGCATTTTGCCGCCCACAATTCGTGCGGCTTGGTTCTGGCTGAACGTTTCCGCGTTCATTACGCGCATTATCGTGCCATAGCACGACAACCTTACATCTATGTTCATGCCGTGCGCGTTATCGTTACGTCAAACTCCACGCAGCGGAGTGCGAACCGAACACCGCTGCGCCTGTTCTGCGCCATGTAGCGGTTTACGGAGTTCCTTACAACCTCCATCCGCTCGATAGGCCACTTCTCTACATCCCCAACCGCCATGTTTCGGAGCGTGGGGACAACTGGTTTCTTCTCTTCCATGTTACCCTATTTTTTGTTTAGTGGCAGGCTAACCGATGATGGTTTATTCGGGGTTACTATTATTCGCCCAACCATTATGCCGAATGCGACGGCGCCTGCCTATTTGCTTAGAAATATAAAGCATTGTTTCTTCTTAGCTTATCACTTTCTTCCTCGCTGCTTGCCTCGACCCAAGGGGCTGCTTGCTTCTACGATTGGCCTCTGCATCGGCTCTATGTTCGGATAATCCGTGAGCCTTACAGCCCCATCAGGCAGGGGAACCACCGCACATGCGGTTCTTATTTTTGCACAAAAGTTTGTGCGTTTTAGAAACTTATTAATATCTTTGTTTCTGATTTCTGATGCAAAGATACAAACAAAGTTTCAAATTATGAAATATTTTCGTTCAAAATTTGCATCTAAATTTCAAAAAAGTCTATAACTTATTGATAATCAATTAGTAATTTTATAACCACAAAAGCACAAAATTTATGTTCACGGAAATAATTATCGGAAATATCCGTAAAATCATGAATGAACGGAGGTTAACACAAGCAGCTATGGCGGCATACCTAGATACCTCACCATCGCAATTCAGTAAGATTTTGAACGGCTCTGTACAATTGAGCTTAACACAACTTTCAAATCTTGCACATGCTCTTTCAATTCGGGAAATTGATATTATCACATATCCCGAAGTGTACTCTTCGGCTAAATCGCTAGAAGACGACAGCACGGAGGCCATATTGCAGATAAAGCTACGGAAGGATAAGAAAGAGCAAGTTATGAAACTTATTTTTGGCGATAATGATATAGAAATATTGAACAAATAAAAAAATATATTATGACAGGAGACGAAGTAAGAGAAATTCTGTTATCCAACAAAGTAAACCTAACGTGGCTGTCCGAGCGGCTGGGAATATCGCGGCAAGGGCTTAACACGCGGTTTCTCGCAAACAATTTCAAAGATGCCTACCTCTACGAGATAACGGCCATAGTGGGGCGTGACCTCTTCGGCATCGGCGAGCGGCGCGATGCGCAACCCATCCTCAACGTGTACGCGCATGCGGACAGGGGCGCGGAACTCACCCCCGACAACTATCCGACTATCGGCCACGTGTCCGTGCCGTACTTCGCTGGATGTGTCGGCATCGAATACCACAGCGAGGATGCAGCACCGAAGTACGCATCGGGCGATACCATCTTCGTATTGCCCACCGCTGGGGCGATGATGGCAGGGGGCAAGTACCTAATCATGACGGCGGACACTAGAACCATACGGCTAGCCTATCCGTCGGAAGACAATACGCGCGTAAGGCTGTCCGCGCTCAACACGGCCACCAACGGCCGCGGCAAACGCATATACCCCGACTTGGAATTGCCGCTCGAAGACATAAGGGCAATATATCGGGTGATGGGTGCAATAACTAAGGGGTAACCCGAATAACGGACACACATGTCC